GCAGAGGGCCGCCGTCAAGAGCGGCGGCTTCATCTACCGGCATTTCACCCGGTGGAGGCGGCGGCCCTTGCTGCATTATAAACCTTTGCGGATCCTTGATCCCGAAACCATCCTCCAACACATGCAAAGCCAGTGCCGTCGGATCAATCACTGTTCCCACCAGGGGAGCAACAGCGTTCAGCAACGACACGGCCTGCTGCTTACGGATCGTGTCATTCATCGGCCGTGTTGAACCAGCCTCAACGCTGTAATCGTACTCGCCTAGAATATCGTCACGGCTGTACGGAACCCATAGGGAATCGCCGCCCTTCTTGGCGACACGAGCCATCTCGTCACCAGTCATAAACTGCTGCATCAACTGGATGACCCGACGGCCCATCTCCGAAATCGAAATCTCGATAATCGCCAACTTGTCGGCAGCCCTAGCATTCTGGGCGTCAGCAATGATGCTTGCCTCCGTCGCTGTACGCCTAATCTCGGGCATAGCGCCCCTGGCGTACTCCGACACACCCGACACCGTGTTGATGTCATTCTCGATGATCTCGCTGTAAGCGTAAATCTCGGGCGAAATCGGTGTCTGCGGCATTGGGATAATAACATCCGACAACGACTTGTTCTCATCCAGTACCGGAACCATGCGACCATCGTCGTCGGATTCCAGGGCTTCACGCCCTGCCGGCCCAAACGACCGCTCATGGTACAGGTACTTTCTAGCGTACCGCTTCCGGTCATTCATCAACTGGGTGCGGGTCTTATCCAACTCCAACTGGAGAGACTCAATCGATTCCAGGTCACCCATCGGGTAGAACATGTCCGGGATGTCATAGTTGCGGATCATCACAAACGGTTGACCATACGCATACGGCATCGATACCGGATCAATAAGGAAACCATCACTGTTCTCAGAGAACACAGACATCGTGTTCTCCGCAATGTCGTAGAACTCCCAGATAGTGACACGATCCTCGTCGAGGATACGGTCACGCTGGTTCTCGTACTGCGAAGCGTACTGGGAGTTTACTCCAGCGTCAGCATCCAGATTCTTACGAACAGACGGCTTGTACCGCTTATCCTTCTGAGCGTCCTCCAGAGGCCGCATAATCTTCTGAGCGATCCACCTGGCATCATCCATGCAGGTTGCTTCCGGATCAACGAAGATGTCAAATGGGGAAACCCGTTCAACAAACGGCTGATCCTCAATGACCATCATGGCCGTTTCAGGCAGATTAGCGTTGATCTCCTCATCGGTCGGCAACGATGCTGCCAGGTTGGGAGAATCTATAGCGAACTGGTCGACTTCTAAACGGGCTTCCTGCATTAGCAGATCCCGTTCAGGTTCCGCCAAGGAAGTTTCCTGTTCCAGGAACTTCCATCCGACCTTCATCCAGCCGTGACCGAAGATCAAGAAGTCTTTGACAGCACGACGGAACGGCTTACGGAAATCGTGGTGACGCCACAAATGGTTGACGACAGCCTCAACAAAGGCGGCACGGTCACCGTTGGACTCGTCGTTCGCTGTTACAACAATCTTCGGATGGTTCACCGCTACAGACGGTGCAATCACGTTTATTGTCGAAAAGGCCAGGTTTACAGCGACCAGGTCATTACGATTACTTGCTGAACCCCAATGCTTGCCACGGTACAGATCGATCAGACGCCACCAGGTTCTGTCAAAGCCCTGGTCCTCACGCCACCTCTGCGTGCGCTGCAATCGTTGCGTGTACTGCTCGTGCAGTTCGGCCCTAGTCTTCTGAGCCATCAGAAATATACCTTGTCCGGTAGTCTTTCGATATTGCGACCATTGGCTTTCGCCTCCATAGCCGTCTTATTGCCACGCTGCTCACGGGTCAGATGCTGCTCATCAGGTGGCAACTGGGATCGAAAGCCCCGACCAGTATCCACACGGATACCCAACAACTTTTGGCGCCACTCCCACAAATCCGCAAGTTCTGTTTCAGTCTTCGATCCGTTCAGATCGATCACATAATCGCAGAACTCTGGGTAGGAAGCCTCCCTGGGGAGGACCGCCATTACCCGGCGTTGCTGCCGCGCAACTTAGGCTGCGGCTTTGCTGGTTCGATCTTGCCGGACTTGCCATGCTGATTGAATGGTGTCTCACGCACAGAAACCTCACCGTAGCCGCCGGTCTGGTTGGCGTACTTGGAGGTATCGAACCTCTGCTTGGGCGAGTTGGGAACACCTGGACTCCAGATGGGGTTCGCCACGACAGAATCGCCGCGTTTCATCCTGTTGTTCTGCCCCGTAGCACCATCAATGGTCTGGGTGCCGTTGGTGTGCGAAACGAAATTCTTTGCCATAACTACCTCTCGGAGGGAACAAGCATGCCTAATAGCCTGCTCGATGTGTCCCACGTCTAGTGTGCTTGCCAATCTGAAACGGATCCTCGGGCGCGTCATCTTTCAACGCTAGGCGCTTCCACCAGTCAAGTGTCCAGTAATCGTCGACCTTCTCGGCGTACTCCGGGGCATGAGCGAACTTCCGCATCTGGTTTGCCAACGCCAACGACATGACCCGATCATCAAATGGGGAACCCGACATCGACCCCTTCTCGTTGCGTGTAAATGTTCGCAACTCAGCCAGGGTGTTCCGATCCCGCAACCCGATCTCCTCATTCTTCAACGCTGTCGCCAAATCGTCGATCATCAACGGTTTCGATGTGCGAGTCGTCTTCCAACCGTATTCCTGCGTCATACGGTTCGAGACACTGTTTAGCGTACGCTTTCGGAACAGCCGTGGATAACCCAACTGGCGCAACACCGTAATCGTTGTCAAACCATGATTGTTCGACTCGACGCAACACAACGCATCCCGGTACCACAACCCAAGGTTGAAAACCTCGGCAGCCAACTCGTCAGGGGCGATACGCCCATGCCAGATAGCGACCTGCTCACCAGTGTTCAGATCCAGCACCTGGATGCACGAATAGTCGCCGTGCCCCAAACCTTCCGCCGTGTCAACACCCATCACATAGCCATGCATTGCTTCCGGGGGTGACCAGACTTCCAGATTCATACCCTGAACTCCACAACTCTCGGCATCACAGAATGAAGATAACCGACTTCGCCACGCCGGCAAGCGACTGCAAGAGCATCCAACACATCCAAATCGAACACAGGGTTACCTGACCGGACAAACGCTTCTTCCGCCGTGGTCGGATACTCCTGAGCCAACTGCCAGGGCAGCATCGACTGCTGCTTTTCCTCATACCACGATTCGTCCCGGTCCTCTGTCGCAGACCACGGAAAAAACATGGAAGCAAACTTGTTGTTCGACGTTGAAGCACCCACCCACAAGTTGTGGAAAAAGTTGCCTGAACCATTCGCTGTAGACAATCCGATGATACGGCCACCCACATCCGCCACAGGTTCAATAGAAGCCCATGCTTCCTCAGGGTTCGGCAAGAACGCCCACTCATCGACAACGATCAGCGTGGCGGACTCGCCACGCGCCGGATCAGACGCAGACGGCATCGACGTGATCTGTGACCCATTGTCGAACGCCATGCGTTGCTGATGCTCCAACAATGACCTGGGGCCACGCTCCACCATCCACAAAGGCAGATGTGAGTACCCGTACTTCGTTTTCCGCAGCAACAACACCGCTTCACGCTCTGTGCGAGACAAATCGATCACATTCTGATCTGCGTGAAAAAACGCCAACCAGAACTGGTGCGCTGATACCAGAGTCGTCCACCCGATCTGACGGGCTTTCAACGTCAACGAATAACGGTTATCGGCCCAGTGTTCTAAAGCGAAAGACTGGGCGTCCCGAAGATCAAATAGTATTCGACCATAAGCAGGATGGGCAATATGCCAATACATGCGTAGGAAGTACGACTCATCGCGTCGACACTTCCGCCACTCCGCCTCCTGGCGGAGTTCCGATAAACGCGACATTCACTCAGCCGCACCATTCAACTCCGGCATCTCGACAAGACGCAACTTCGGAGTCCACTCGTTACGCCACATTGAAGGAGGATGGTTTTCTTCCACCAGGGCTTTGACCTCGCTGCTGTCATACATGCGAACCACATGGTAGCAAGGCTCACCACCATCCCACAAAGCCATATCCTCGGCTTCCGTGGTCGGATCCCCGTCATGGACAGCGCACACTGGAGGGCCACAGAATCCCTGCTTGATACCCTCAGCCATCCACTCATCAAAAATGGTTTCACGCAAACGACCCACAAAGCCTCCCTAGAATCGAAACACTTGCTGCAACACCTTGCCTACAGCAAGCACCATCGTAGCACACAAGAATACACCCAGGGCAATACCTAGGATCGCTGCAACATCAACTATCCGCAGGCGTCGCACGACTCCGGGTTCTCCAACCCGAACACCTCAATAGGTGTGTCACTGTGAAACGGGTTTCCGAATGGATCTAAAATAGGTCGTTCCCCGAAGGCTTCATCGCGCCAATCCTGGTTCTCATCTCCTGGCAACACTTTCCCGCCCAACAAGGGCCTCCTTTAGCATGTATAGCGAACACTTCACGACGTACCTTAGTACGCTCCGACGACCGCTCAGAGCGCAGCACAGTCAACTTCCTACGGCGCGCTGTACGCATCATTGAGATGCCAACGCAGCGCCACCACCCAGAATCACAGGGGCCAGAGGCGATCCGACCCCGGTTCCAGCAGCAAGCGCCGCTGCCACAGCGAACGCCACCATCGTCGCCGTCTTCGGATCAATGTCTGGTACAGCACTCATCACAGAATTCCATATCGACGACATCATCGATGAGTCCGGATTGAGAACTTCCTCATTGTCAGTACGGATCTTCTCGATCCATTCCTTACCGGTCTGACGTTCCTCGTCAGTCATCGGCTCCGGAGAAACATAATCAGGGACAGGCCCCTCCGGGTTTGACCTCCCGATGCGGCCAGGCTCACCCGCCATCGCATGAAACCCAGGCGGTGCCCCCTCAGGCACAGGCTTCAAATGCCCTTCGCCACGACTCTCCAACGCTGCCTTACGAGCCGCAGGATCAGACAAATCGATACTCTCAACCCCAGGTGGCCGCACATCAGGAGGCTCCTGCTCCTCGATCAGACGCTCCAGTTCCTCGATCTGATCCAACAGATCGTCCCGTTCACGGTTATACGGAGCATTCGGAGCATCAGGTGCCAGACCCTCATACTTGACAACCAGGTCGTCACGCTGATTCTTCAACCGCTTCAACCCCAGGTTACCTACACCCCCAACCCCCATCAAAGATGCAGCAGTCTCCCGTGGATCTGGCAACGACATAGACCGATCAGGTTTACTCGACTGAGGATTCGGCCCATGCTGAGAAACAAGACTAATCCCCATCAGGCACCGACACATCCCGAAACTCAGCCACCAAAGACTCTAACTCGTCAGCCAACTCGGAATCCGACAAGCCAGTAGCGTCACGGTCATCATCAACGATCAGGCGACGCTTCGGAGTGAACTTCTCCACATACTGAAGGTACAGTGAAGCAGCCTTCACATCCCCGCCAGCAGCGGCACCATACAGAGCGTCGATAACTGCCTGAGTGCGCTCAGGGTGAACATTCAGTTCAGCGGCCCGGCGGTCCCACTCCCGGACAAAACGAACATCTCGCTTGATCCGACGAATCGAATCCTCATGCATATCGTTTTCGACAGCCCAAGCCTTCTGAGTTGCCGGTGTACGCTCCGGTCCCGCCAACACCCACTCCAAGAGTGAACGCCACCGATCCGGCATCGACTGCACACCCGACTCCTCATCAGTCGACCATCCTCGTCCCCCACCATTCTGTGCCATTCGCAGTACCTCCATAGACCTACCTAAAGCGTCCCAAATGGAATGGTGGGACAAACCTACGGTAGTGTGGGGGCGGGGGGGTCGCCTTGAGCG